ATGTATACTTTAGTTTCACCTATATTTGCAACTATACATTGCAATTCGTTGCCACCCCAGGATAATTTTTTAATATCTCCTGATATCTTATCAGAATTTAGCTGTGTTGTTGAGAACAAGAAAGGAGAAAAAAGTGTCAGTAAAAACAGTACAAGCGACTATTAACGGTCAAACATACACACTGACTCTTAATAGTTCAACCGGCAAATATGAAGCTACGGTAACAGCTCCGTCGAAGAGTTCATACAATCAGAGTGGACATTATTACGGAGTAACGGTTAAGGCAACCGATGAGGCAGGAAACACAATCACAAAAGATGCAACCGACAGTACGTTAGGATCATCACTGCAATTAAAGGTAAAAGAGAAGGTCGCTCCAGTTATTGCAATCGTGTCTCCAACGTCCGGATCATATTCGACAAACAACAAGCCTGTAATTACTTGGAAGGTAACCGATACCGATTCTGGTGTTAATCCATCAACAATTGGTATCACGCTAGACAGTGGTACTAAGGTAACAGGCGATGCAATAACTAAGACTGCGATCACAGGCGGATATCAGTGTACATATACACCAACGACAGCGTTGTCCGATGGAAGCCATACAATCAAATTGTATGCAAGCGATTATGACGGAAACGCAGCAGCTACAAGCTCAACATCGTTTAAGGTAGATACAGTTCCACCTGTATTAACATTGTCCAGCCCAACTGATAAACTTATTACAAATCAAAATGCTTGCACAGTAAAAGGTACAACCAACGATGCAACAAGTAGTCCTGTCATGGTAACAATTAAACTTAATTCTGGAGCAGCAGAAGCAGTCACAGTTGGAAGCGATGGAAGTTTCAGCAAGGCCCTTACTCTTGCAGTAGGTACAAACACAATTACCGTTGTTGCAACCGATGGTGCTGGTAAGACAACGACAATAACACGTACCGTTACGTTAGACACAACCGCACCTGTGATCAAGAGTGTTACATTGACACCGAACCCAGTCGATGCTGGCAAAACATTTATCATATCCGTTGAAGTAACGGACTAGGTTAGTTGTTATGGTAGTTCGATTAGAGGGGAATGTAAACGGAGAGTCAGTGATCTTAACTAGATCCGCTGACTCTTTAGATTTATGGGAGTCCGTTATACCAGCCACATTAAACGGCAGGTATGTAATCGGATTAACTGCATATGATGAGGCAGGGAATGTAAGTAGCTATTCTACATACATACTTACAGTAGATCTTAAAGCATTAAGAGTTTCACTGAAGCCTTTTGATTTGTATGCAACCTTGCACAACGAGAAATAAGAAGAAAAAAAGAGGAGGAGAACATGCAAAAAAAGAAAGTGATCATAATGCACCCGGGAGAATCCAGAACAGCAGTAATTACTATACATTCTATTAAAAATGAGAAATTTACAATTGAAAGTGCAGAGTATTCGCTAATATACATGAAAGACAAAGCTGAAGAAAGCACTGGAGTTTGTAATATTAAAGAACATGATATAGAAGCACTGATTTCTCCTCAAAAGCGTGGTACCTATACACTTGACATCAGATATGCAGTATTAGACGAAATCTTAATAGAGCATATAGAAGTGAAGGTGGTATGATGGCAGCAGAAATCATTGAAATTAAGTCTGTAAGCCTGTCTCCTAACCCAGTACAGACCGGTGGAAAAGTTAAGATCAGCGTAGGACTTGAAGCAAACGAAAGTGATGTTAATTGCTTCTATTGCATATTTTCTTCCGAATTAGAAACAAGTCAAGTAACAACGACAGCAACGGTGTAGCTTAGGAAGGAGACATATTTGGATGATGAATACTTAAGAAGGCACGAGCATCGGGAATTTGCCAGAGGCGTAGATCGTGAGCAAGTTCGGCAGAATAAAAGAATTGCAGATCTAGAAGCAACCGTAAGACAGATCAACGATCTCACATTGTCCGTACAAAAACTTGCAATCAATATGGAGAACATGCTCGTTAATCAGACAGAACAAAACAAGCGGCTTGAAGAGTTGGAAAACCGAGACGGAGAAAAATGGAGAAGCATTTCTATGTATGTCCTGACTGCAGTTGTCGGTGCAGTAATCGGATTCGTACTCAAACAAGCTGGATTATAAAAAGGAGAAAGAAATCATGAAAGAATTATTTGAACAGAATAAAGTGTTGTTCCTGGCAGTGATCACAGCGTTGATCATTGTCTTTTTAGTTAAGAAACTGATCGACTATATCACAAAAAAAGGTCTGGAAGGGATCAGATTGGATGTTTACAAGCTGTTTGTAGAAGCAGAGAAAACCTTCCGTGCATCCAAGCAAGGACAGCAGAAATTTGATTATGTAATACATATGGCCAGAGGACTTTTGCCTAAACCGATTCAAGTATTTGTTAGCGATAAAATGTTAAAAGAGATCGTACAGCTATGGTTTGATGGTGTCAAAGACCTTTTGGATGACGGTAAATTAAATAATTCAGTATACGATTTAGAAGATGTTGAGGAAGTCAGCAGAGAAGATAAGATCAATCATACGACAGAGTTAGATGACGGAACATGGACAAATTACGCAGAGACTCCGTTACCTGAAACTGACTTAGAAGATCCAGAGGAACAGACAGAAGATAATCAGGCAGCAGCAGAACAGGAGGTGTAGACATATGAGAATCGCATTGACAGTAGGACACAGTTTGCTTAAAAATGGATCATATACATCAGCAAGTGGAGAAGATTGCGGTGGAGTAAACGAGTATAAGTACAATAAAAAGCTGATGAAAAAGGTAAAAAAATATCTGGAGAGTGACGGACACAGTGTTGATCTGTATATCTGCCCAGAGAAGGTATTTACCGCTGCGTCACAGGAAAAATCATGGAAACTGACACGTTTAAATGCAAAGAATTATGATCTCGTCGTAGAAGGTCATTTGAATTGCTACAATGGAAAGGCTCATGGAACAGAGGTACTTTATGTGTCTGATGGCGGTAAGAAATACGCAAAGAGAGTACAGAAGAAACTCGTATCCGCTGGATTAACTGATCGTGATGTTCAGAAGAGAACGAACCTGTATATGCTGAATGCCACAAAGGCAACGACAATCATGACAGAGAGTTTTTTCTGTGATTCTAAGTCCGATTATAAAATCGGTAAGTACGTAAATAAGATCGCTAAGTTGATCGCAGAGGGAATCTGCAATAAAAAGCTGAGAACAGCTACCAAGGCTAAGGAAGCTGTAAAAACAGCCGTGAAGAAAGTTACCAAAGCAGCTGTGTATGCTAAGGTTGTCACAAAATCCGATCCACTTATGATCAGAAACAGTGCTAACAGATCATCTAAGGTTATCGGTAAGATTCCGAAGAAATCTAAAGTTGAAGTATTGAAAAAAGGCAGCACTTGGACTAAAGTTAAGTACAAGAGCGTAACAGGGTATTCAGCCACAAAATACCTTAAATTTTAAATCGAACCAGGGGAGAAATCCTCTGGTCTTTTTTTATTTCCAGAAATTATATAATTATTTTTATAGATAATCCAACAATAATATGTTAGCATAAAAGAAAACGTTGGAGGTACATGTAATAATGAGATGGAATATACAAAACTACTATGGAAAAGCAGCATACAAACAAGATATGCAACTATATGAAAATATTCTTGAAAAACAAGATGTTTCATTAGCTATTGGAGCGATTGGACAGTACTTGGATTTAGCAAAAAATCCAGCAAAATTATCAAATCAAAAAGTTGGACAATATGATTTACGAAATGTCGAAGCTGCTATTATATGTTATTTAGCTTTAGAAAAAGTTAGTGATAATACAGATTTAAAAAATAATTGGCGACAAAAAATAGAAGAAGTAGAACAGATTGCACAAATAAAAAACGGAAAAAAATTTGCTGATTAAATGTCAGTTAATGGAGAAAAATATGAATTTAGAAGAGAAATTAAGAAAAGTTTTTGAAAATCCAAATTTGAAAGATGTTAGTGTAGATATAATTATTAAAACTAACAACATTCATTATCAATTAATTAGGTTAGGAAACAATCCAAAACCTAATATTGCATTAACAATTAATATTCATAATGAAGTAATCACTTGTTTTAAAAATGAAGATGAATCAAATAGAGGTCTTAGAATGTCATTTTCAGCTGACGGAAATGAATTTAATGCAATAATGTATATACTCAAACAATGGCTATATGGAAATGCTGGAATTAAATTAGATTAATTTCTAAAAACTCGGACTTTTTGGCCCGAGTTTTTCTATGCTCTTTAATTAAGAAATAATCTTACGTTTTCCGTAATAATTTTCCAAATCCATTATTTTTTAAGTAAATAATGGTACATTAAAGCGGAAGGAGCAAGATAATGTGATTAGAGTGTTGTTATCTGCACGATTAGGCGAGAAAAGATTAACACAAGCAGATCTGGCACGTATGACAGGAATACGTCCAGCTACAATCAATGAACTGTACCACGAGATTGCAGATCGAGTTAGCTTAGAACATTTAGATTTAATTTGTGAAGCACTAGATTGTGATCTGAGCGATTTGATTATACGAGTTGGACCAGATGAAGAATTAAAATTTCAAACCAAGATCGTTAAGACTTCAAAATAGTAATAAGCTGCGTATTAGTAAAAAATGCGCAGCTTATTATTTTATTTGAAAAATACAGAATATCTGTATATAATATAGAAGAAACAGGAACTAAATGATTGATCTATAAGCAATAGGATTTGTGACATTATAAAAAATAGCTGTGACATTAATTTGACATTAAAAACGTAATTTAAATATATAAAATGTTAAAAATACCCGTAATATTTGAATATATTGAACTAATAATCATCAAAAAATAAGCCATAATATCCATTCATAATTACCGCTTTATTGTTGGATTTAACGCAGGGCTTATTGGGGCCGGTGTGTTAGGCTTTATCCAGCCAACAACATCTGCCGTATTACATAATACTTCAACTCTTTGTATAGGGCTTAGAAGCATGAAAAATCTGGTGTCTGAGGAAGAATTACAGTAAAAATCAAGAAGGTTAGTCGTGAAATTTGACTAGCCTTCTTTTTGAGTTGTTATTCTGGTTTCATGGATTTCAACTGTTCAAACATCTCGATATCTGCTGCGTTCAGTTTGATATTCGAACAATAATTTTTCCCTTCTGGAGATGTAATAGAAATCTCGATCACAGCATCCTGTTTAAGTGCCTGCTCTCTCCATACAGCATTCATGAAATTCTTGAATTTTGGATGATCTTGATCAAACCGTTTGAATGTATTTTTTATCTGCTGAAACTTTAACATCTGATTAAAATTTATTGCCAT